GCGAAGGTAAAGTCTCCGCCGTATTCTCAGTCTTTAATACGTTGGATAGCGACGGTGACGTTGTTGTTCCAAAAGCTATAAAATCAGGATTTAAATCAGGTTCAGTACCTATGGTATGGGCTCATAAATGGGACATGCCAATTGGTAAAGGCGAAATAAAACAAGATGGCGATAAAGCTACTTTTGAAGGTTCGTTTTTCATGGACACAGAGTCTGGTAAAGAAGCATACAATTTAGTAAAAGCTATGGGTGACTTACAACAATGGTCATTCGGCTATAGAGTCAATGATAGTGAGAGAGGAACATTCGAGAATGAAGGTAAAGAAGCTGATGCCAGGTATCTCAAAGATTTATCTGTTTATGAAGTATCCCCTGTTCTTGTTGGTGCTAACCAAGACACTTACACAATGGCTATAAAATCAAACAATGAACTCGTTAAAGAGCTTGCTGAAGAAAAAGCAGTTCTTGGACATTCAAGTTTTTCTACAGAAGACACTGAAGAATCAGATGTTGATAAAACAGACACTGTAGAAGAAGTATCAGATGACGAAAAAGGATACGGTAAGTGTTCTTATGAAAAAGATGGAAATTGTGCAAAAGACATGAAGAAATCTGATGATACAGAAGTTTCGGAAAAAGGGAAACCTTTTTCAGAGGAAGTCAAAGACGTGCTTGCTGCGTTACATGACTTGATGACACGAACTAACGCCATTGCGATGTTACGTGCCAAAGATGGAAGGAAAATAGGCGTTAAGGCTACTGAAGCATTAAGGGCAGTTCAGGACGACTTACAAGAAGCTTGGACCGAATTGGACCAGTTTATTGATACTGTTGGAACCGAAGGTGCTTTAGAACTTGACCTAGAAGATGAACAATCTGAAGAAGTTGATGAATTTGTTGATGAAGCAGAAATGTCAACTGATGTTGTTGAAGCGGAACCTGAGACAGAAGAAGAAGTTGTAGAGGAATCTACTACTGAACCAGAAGTTGAAGAGGAAATTGCTGAAGACACTCCAGAAGATAACACAGAATCGGTTGAGTCAGATGACCTTGATGACGAAGTGTGGGCAGAATCTCAAAGACTTATAGCTGATGCTATAGTCGCTGAGGTATCTGACGACGAACAAGTATAAGAATATCTAATAGGAGATAATTAACGTGAATAAAGTTACAGAGCTTAAAGAGCAAATCGCTAAGTCTCGTGAAGAACTCAAAACCGTTTTTGAAGCTCCAGCAGAAGAAGGAAAGTATTCTTCAGACCAAAAAGATAAAATTAAAGGTTTGAATACAGAGCTTTCTGATTCATTAGACGAACTAAAGATTGAAGAATCAAAAGTTGCTAATGAAAAAGCTATGGAAATTGCAGAAGAAGTTGTTAATCAACTTCCTGTAGTTGAAGAAGCTCCAGCTGGCGTTAAATCAATAGGTGAGAAATTCACAGATACAGCGGCTTACGCACAATATATGAGCAATGGTGTTAAGGGCGTAGATTCTCAAGCAGAATTTAAAACCACTTTAAATACCACAGGTTATCCACCAGAGTCTTTAAGAGCACCTGGAATATTGGAGACAGCTTTAAGAGACCCTAATAGCGTTATTGGATTGTTTGACCAAATTCAAACAGACCAAAATGCTTATGTGTATCTTGAAGAGACAACTTTCACAAACAATGCTGGTGAAATTGCTGAAGCAGGAGATATTGCTTCCTCAAACGAATCAGCACTTGCATTTACAGAAAGAACAGAATCAGTCAGAAAGATTGCTACGTTCTTACCTGTAACTGATGAGTTGTTACAAGATGTTTCTGGTATCCAAGGATACGTGAACTCAAGACTACAAACAATGATGAAATTAAGAATGGACAATCAATTACTTAACGGTAATGGTTCTGCTCCAAACTTAACTGGTGTATTATCAAAATCTGGAATTTCCGGATTTAACTACAGCAACTATGCAGGAGAACTGAATAGACTTGGACAGGTGTATCAAGCAATTACAGATATCAGAAAAAACGCTTTCGTTGAACCTGATGCTATAATTATGCACCCTTCAGATTGGTATCAAGTAGTTACCGCTGTAGGAGATATTGCAACAACCACTAGTGGTGCAGCAGCAAAGAATCCATTAATAGTAGCAGCTGGAGGCTTCGGCAACGATGTCACAGCTAAACTATGGGGATTGACTGTTGTTCCATCATCTGCTATCGCAGAAGGTACCGCATTAGTCGGTAAATTCGGCGGAGGAGATGCAGCACAAATAATCATGAGACAAGGTGTTGACCTTGCTATTTCTGATAGTCATAGTGATTTCTTTGCGAAGAATCAACTTGCAATCAGATTAACCATGAGAATGGGTTTTGCAATCTACAGACCATCAGCTTTCTGTAAAATCACAAACTTCTAAGTTTGGATTAAACAGTAGTTTAATGATAAGGGCTTCTTCGGGAGCCCTTTTCTTTTAACAATATAGGAGATAATTATGCCAAAAGGCAGAGGATACGGAAGAACAACAAGACGTACTGCACCTAAAAAACGTGGTAGCAGAAGAAGATAATACCAATTAATTTGGTTTAATAAGTTAGGATTAATTATTATGTATACAATTCCAGAAAAGAACATTTATAAGCTACCTGATGGAAAGCTATGGGAAGGTAATCCAGTAGATTTACCTTTTTCACAAGCTGACTTGATTGCTAAAGCTGGTAAAGAGTACCCTACTGATTGGCTCAAAGAGCAAGGTTGGGGAAAGAAAAAAGCAGCACCTAAAAAAGCTGCCCCTAAACCAGCTGAAAAAGCAGTCAAAAAATCAGATGTAGAAGATAAATCAGTTAAAAAAGACGTCGAAGACAAGTAGGAGGTCTAAATGGCTTTCTCTACGGCATCTGATGTCGAGTCATATACTCAGATTAATTTTGATTCGAGTATAGAGACACATTTAACAAACAACTTAATACCATTCGTAGATGCAGCTATTGAACAATATGTTGGATATGTATTATCACATGGTACTAAAACAGAAACTTTTACAGGAGACCAAACTCAAGAAATTTTCTTAAGACACTTACCTATTCGTTCAATTACTTCTGTAGTAGAAGACGGCATTACTTTGACAGAAGGTAATGAGAGTGATTTTGTCTTTTATGGTAGTGGTAGATTGAGAAGATTAGGTAAAAGATGGTCTTACGCTAAAGAACAAAATATAGTAGTTACATACGTATCTGGATATACCGCATTTGGTGGAGGAGTCTCTACAGATTTACCAATTCAGATTAAAATGGTTTCTTCCAGAGCAGCAGCTAGATTATTAGAAAATGTTTTATCGGTATCATCACAGCAAGAACCAGGTGAGATAAAAGCACAAGGTTCAACAGTAGCTGGTAATTTTAATTTAGCAATGTCCGAAAGAATAGGGGATTATTCAGCAGATTATGGAGTAGGAACTGAAGCATTGTCTTTAGCACCTTTAACCAATGCAGATATGAATTTGTTAGCCCCCTATAGAAAGTCCTATTTTGTATAATGCCAAACAAGGTTACTCCCACACTAGAAGAGGCTAATCAACTCTTTAAAGATAAACCTCAATACAAATTAAAAGACTGGGCTAAGGAGTGGGGTGTCTCAATAGAAAGAGTAAGACAAATCAAAGAACAAGCAGGTATAGTTCCTATGTCTGAAATAGATACACGTATTGTAAATACAATTGTTCAAAGAATAAGAAACGGTGAATCAACTCTAACCAATAGAGCTTTATATTCTGGACTACCTATTGGTTATGACAGATTTAGAACTTGGATGATAAAAGACCCAAGCATAAAAGAAGAATGTGACTTAGCTAGAGAAGAATATTTATCATCTGATAAAACTGAAAAAAAATGTTACAAATGTGATTTAATATTTAATATAGATAATTTTAACAAAAGTCAAAAATATAATGATGGATATAACAGATACTGTAAAGATTGTCAGTCAAAAGTTATCGACGAAAATGAAGATATTAAAAGAAAAACTTGTTTTATGTGTAAAAAATCACTATCTGTTAAAAGTTTTAATAAAAATAGAGCTATGAAAGATGGGTACTCTTTGTTTTGTAAGAACTGTCAATCAAAAGAACGTAGAACCAAGAGAAGACTAAATAACATAATCTAATAATCTTAGTGCTAGATTTATAGTATGGCAGGCTCATATCCCGAACGTTTATTAATACATAGAGTTACAATTCAAAGAACTACAGGTTCTAATATAGACACTCGTGGATTAGATTCAGATATTTGGTCAGATTCTAGTACTAACATACCTTGCAGATTAGAGTTTTTAAGTGAAACAGAAAATAGAGAAGGAAGAAATACAGTTATAGAAAACTGGGCAGGATATTTTAATGGTATCGTTGATTTAAAAGCTTCAGACAGAATTTACTGGAATTCAGAAAATAAGTATTTTGAAGTTTCTAGTTTAAGAAAAAGTCACAACAGAGTAGGAAGACTATTCTCAGTCACAGCTGATTTAATATATTTTGAATAATGGCTAATTCTAGTACAAAAAAAGTTGCTAGTCAGTTTGGGGAAACTAGAGTAACAACTAAGACTATGAGTGTTTCAGAAGGTCGTAAAGATATTATTATATCTAGTAAAACTGAAGCTACAGCATTTAAAACTCTTAGGTATTACAACTGGTCTAAATCTTTTGGTATGAAGACAGATTTTTTTAATAAACTATCTGACGGTACTTACAGCACGCTTCAAACATTAAACAATATATCTGCATTTGTAACATCTGATAGTTTAGTTCGTTCTATTGCTGCTCGTTATGGTTGGGTTGTTGCAGGTAGAGCATTTGGTAAAGTTCAGGGTAAACTTTTACCTCAAGGTGGGGGTCCTTTTGGTAGGTTTATGCGTGTTAAAGGTGGACAATTTTCAAGAAAAGTTTTAGGTGATTTTATGAATTACTTTACAACTACTGAAATGAAATTTGAGAATATAACAAAAACTCAAAGAGAAATATTAAAGCAATTACAAACAGCAGGAAGCATAGGTCCGACTTGGGCAGGTATGGCACTTGCTGAAGCTATTACAGGAGCACCAGACCCATTTGCTACTCAAGCAAACAAAGTAATGAAGCATGGGAGAATGGATACTCAAGATAAAGCGGCAGGATTTTCTGATGGTGAAAAAAATAAAACAGATTCTTATTTAAGTAAAAGAACCGATGTATTACAAAGAATGAGTCAATCTGGTTTAAATGCTCCAGAAATGACTTATTTAATAAAAGCTATGGAAGAAGGTGGAGACCCTGACGATATTATGGCAAAGTATCAAAGTCTTAACGAAGATATATTTAGTTCTTTAAATAAACATAACAAGTTTAGTAAAGATTCTTCAAAACTAGTTCAAGGTAGAAGCGAAGTATATATATCAACGGGTAAAGAAATAAAAGGGGTTCAAGAGACAGAAAAATCTTTTTATATGACGGATAGCGGAACAGGTTCTCATTCAGCGTTTGACGAAGATATTACTATGATGCAACAGAATAGAGTCAATGAAGTACTTTCTAAAGCTTTAGGTATAGATTTATATGATGGTCCTATGCAAGTATTCGAAAGTTTTTTTGGTGGTTCAAGCACACAAATGGGTCCAGATTCTTTAAAATATGGAAAAACAACTAAAACAACAAGGATGGAACAATTATATGACCAAAAAGGTAAAAGAGGAGAAAAAATTGAAGTTGTTACTGGTGGTACTTTAAAAGATAAAACAGGTGAATATTCTGATATTGATAGTCAGATGGACAGTAATAATTATAGAACTGTACGTTCCTCAAGTAATATAAAAGAAAACAACTACATAGCTTCAAGACCACAAATAATTAAAGGGTTAAGTATGATGGATGCAAAGAACATGCATAAAAAGAATCCCAAAGGTGGTTTTTTAGTTTACGGTATTGAATTTCAATCTCATAAAAGCCTTAGAGATGTTCAACAAATAGAATATGGTGGACCAGCAACAGACATAGGTAGAAGTTTAAAAAATAGAAGTGATAGATACATTTATGCTAGAACTATGTTTGTCCACAAAGCTGCACAAAAAGCTGCAAATAAATTAGGTATTGAAGCAGACCTAAAATTCTCCAAAAGGAGAGGAGATGTTATTGGAACTTTAGCTCAAAGAAGAACAAAAGCAATATCTAACTTTCAAAAAGATAAAAACCAAAATAATGCTAAAAATGGTGGATTCACATTAATGGTAGATAATAGAGTTAGAGAAGTTATGAAACAAGATGTAATTAGAGCTAGAGGAGCAAAACTAAGAGATGGTAATAAAGTTAGCTTTTCTGATATGAAAGTGTCAGATGCTCCGATACAAGCAGGTAAGTATGATAGGTTTGTTAAAGGGCAAAATACCATACAGGTTAGAGATGCTGATGGTAATATAATTACAAGAAAATTAGATGCAAAAGATTACCCACCAGAGTTTAAAAACGCCTTTGATAGATTGGAAGAAGATTTAAAAAAGAATCTAAAACCTATAAGTGGAGACATGCCTTTATCAGATGAATACTATATATCACGAGCATATACTAAAGATGCAGCACGTAGAAGACAAACTCAATTTTTAAGTGATGATTTAGGAACTAACGAATATGGTAATAGAAGACAATTAGACCCAACTCAGTTAAGAAGACAGAATTTTAGAGTTAAAGGTGGTGTTTGGAGTGCAGATGATATATTAGACCAAGCCTTAGAAGAAAGTGCAAAAGAATTATTTCCTCAGTATATGCGGGCATTAAGTATTGGTCAAAAAGAAATGGAAACAAGATTAGCTATAGAAGCTAATGCCAAAATGGCTGCTCTTGAAAAAGAAAAACTTAAGGGTGAAGACCTCAGAAGACGCAAGATAGAAATAGCGGACGAAATGGATGCTATGTACGAGTCAGGTTACGCAGTAGTACAAAACAGAGCTTATAACCAAGTACTTGGAAATTTGGGTCCAAATCATCCAGTCGTAAGAGAAAAATTAGAAAGTATAAATAATCAAATAGAAAATGTTATTAGAGGTTCTGGTAACAGAAGTGCAAGCCTTATGCCTTTTGCTCCTGTAGTTATGAGGTCTAAATATATCAAATATTACAATGCCCTTATGGCTGAGAATAAAGGATTAGCTGATGAAATATTTTCTGAGATTACTAGTAATGGCAAAATCCAATTGAGAGCTATAGAAAATCAAATAGGATTTAAAATGGAATTATTTGGTACATCTGCAAGTGGTAAGCCTATGTACAGAAGAGTTGCTCATGAACCTACAATAATAGAACCTACTTCAAGAGAAGATATATTAAATCCAAAACCAAAATTTGAGGGTGTTGGAGATTTAAGAAACATAGAAATTTCTGGTAATGCTGGATTAAATGAAGTCAGCGGTGTTGGTGGTAATGTAAATAAAGGTAAATCAAATTTATTTGGCAATCCTACTGAACAAGATGCGATAAAAGCTTTAGGCGGAGCACCAGGTGGATTAGCTAATTCAAAAACAGTTAGAGGAATAATAGGAGTAGGTGCTGGAAAAGCTAATGCTATGAAAAGTTTAAGAAATGGTAATTTTTTATCAAATGCAGAGGATATTACTAGTGCTTTTAATGCTGTAATGGATGATGGAGAAGTTCTTAGGGCATACAAAAATTTAAGAAGTTATGTTAATGTTCACGGTCCTGCACATAAACAGACTGGAAATATTGGTGGTGGGGGTGGAGCTGGTTTTCAAGCTCTACATGATAAAAAAGGAATAGGTTCTCCTGCTTTTAAAGGTGCAGTTAGAAACTTATCAGACCAAATATTTTCAAGTGACGATAAATATCTTATGCTACATTTTATTTTGATATTTGAAAACAATGACAATGTTATAAAAGAGATTCATGACATATTTGACCCAAACTCAAGTTATGGAATGACAACTAGTGGACAAAGCACTGTAAGAGAAGGTAAATCTGTTGGAGATAGATATTTAACTGTAGGAAGAAATAGAGAAATAAATATAACACATATTAATAGGATGAGAGCTGAACTTAAAAATACAAGTAGCAGTCTTTTTGGTAAGGAAATGCATATGATAGATATAATTAAAGATATGTTTTTCTTATAAGATATATTAGGATATAATCATGCCTAACAATTTAGACCAAACACAAAAAGCACCACCTGACGCTGAAATTATATTAAGAAAATGGGCTATGGGACAGTCTGCTATTACAGATATTACTGGTAATAACATAGCAACAAGACTGCCTCGTGAAGCTAACTTACCTTTTTTAACTCTTTATAGAGCAGGTGGTCAATTAGTAAATCCAATATCAGAAGTACATATTCAAGCAGCTTTAATGCCTATGGATTGTTTTGCTGGCAAGTGGGGAGGTTCAGCTAACACTGGAACTCCTGATTATGGAAAAGCATATGAGCTTGCAAATGCCGTGATTCAGTCAGCTTTCAACTATAGTAATG